CCATTCCGCGTAAGTTTCTTTCCGGTGGCGCAGTTTATTTCCGCGTGGCCGTCGCGCAGGTCGAGCAAAGGTTCCTTTGGCGTATTCGAGAGAAAGACTGCGTATTTCCTCTATTTTCATGTTTCTCCCATAGCAGCGGCATCCGTATGGGTGAAGCCACCAACACGGAGGACTCTCTGCTAGAACTACAGCGTTTCGTGGTTTGCTTGCTGTCTTCAATCACCCAGGACCACCGGGACGTAGCCGCAATGCTGGATCAGAGTACCAGCCCGTTGCCCGGATTAGCACCTACGAAACGTACAACTATTTGAGGGATACAGAGCGTGCAGCGAAGACGGTAACGCTTGAGGTAGAAGGCCCGCTGCCAGTGGCGCAAGACACCCGCCACGCCTTGAAGACGCAGCGGTGGCAATGCGGTAAGAATTGAAATGTGGCGGCATTGGCATACTTTCGTCAACTACACCTCGCGAGTGCAGTCGATTCAAATTATCAGAAATGGAAAGGCCCGTCAACTTGAATCTCTGGGTGCGAAGTCCAGATTGTTGACGGGCCAAGACGAAAGCGCGATGGGCGCGGACTCAGACTTTAATCTATCGCAAGCGCCGCCTTCAGCGCAAGCGGCATTGAGTATTCCCGCTCCAGCCACCGCGCATCGCCAGAGATTTTCCCTTCAGAGAACGAGATGATCAACATGCCGGTACGCTTCTCGCGTTTCACGACCGCCAACACCTCGACCACCTCGTCCTTCGGGAGTGTGACGATATTTTTCATCGGCTTGTGGTGATTGTGGAGCGCGTGCCGCCGTCTTTCGATTTCAGCGCGGGCGGCGCTTGGTTGCTGTTCGGACGGCCACGGCCCGCTCCTTGCTGCGGTTGCCCCGCCTGCATGTCTTCCGCGATGGCGTGCTTGAGTTCCTGCTCCACCAGCCACTTGTCCTGCTCGGTGACGGGTGCCGTGCCGTCGCGCATCAGTTCCGGTTCCCCGACGTTCAGTCCAAGCCCCTTCATGACGGTGTAGTCGGAAATCATCAGGCCCGCTTTCTTCGCTTGCAGCATCACGAGGTTGCGGCCAATGCGTGACACCTGTGCCTGCGAGAAAGCCTCGATCTCGTAATTGAGTTGTTCGCATGTCCAACGGAGGCGTTCGAACATCGGGAACTGCGACGGCTGGCGCTTGTCCTCGCCGGGGAGATGCGACGGGATAATGTTTCCGGGGTCGAAGTCGATGGACTCTTTCAATGCCCCGTCTTCTCCGAGGATGTGGAACACTTTGTCGGCCCCGTAGAATTGGAGTGCCATCGGATACCACAACTGATCCAGGAGGCACGTCACTTCCTCACCTCCACGGCAGATGTCCTGCACCACCGGGCCAGCGGCCTCCAGAATCTTCTCGATGGAATCGGCGGAAGGAACCTGCTTTGCCTTCGCCACGGCCATTAGATCCTTGATGACCGACAACTTATCCAGTTCGTCATAGAGCATGGTTATCACGGTGATAATCCATTGCGGCACGTCCCAGAACTGAACCGGGAGTAGCGGAGCCACCGGGTCTCCCATGCCGAGCGCACCCTGAATTGTCTGACCGGGAATGCGCGTGTTGATGCGCGCCATCGCAGCCGGGTCGATCACGTTGGGATCATACTTGAGCGGCGGCTGGAGGCGCACTAGCACGCTATCCACAATCGCTCGCCAAATCTGGTTGATGGCCTTCTGGATTTTCCAGGTGTCGTGGATGATGCTGATACCGAGATAGTCCCACGGCTGGTCGTCAAAACGCAGAGGAACTAGCGGGACGCGCCCGTGCAGGTACGGCGACGAACCGTCCTTCAGCACGCAGGTGTCGGTCCAGATGACGCGGCGGCGCAGCGGGAACAGTTTGCAGTCTTCCTCGGTGGCCGTCCTCACGATGGGGTTCCCCCGGATGTCGCGCAGCCCGCTCGGAATCTGCTTACCGACGAACGGAACAGTGTACTCCCAGGACGTTCCGGGGTCGCCCATCGGAATATCCCGCCCGGTGTTGTTGATGGCGGGGTCCATGATGTACGTCGTGTAAACGTCCACAATAGGCATCTCGTGGCCTATCGACCGCTGAGGGGTAGCCAGGACACCAAGAACCCCGTTCTGTTGCGCTGTGGGCCTCCGCACGCGGTCCCAGAGCCTACCCATCCAGCCGGAGAAAGACCGGGTGGGCACGATGACACTGGCGAACTGCGGGTAATTCGCCATGACGATGTGCAGGGGAATCGGTTCGGCAATCGTGACGGCGTAGGCTTTCTGGAGGTCGTTGTCCTCCGTTAGCATCACCGGATAGACCGACGCCGGCCCACGCACCTTGATGGCGATTTCACCCCTACCCGGCGCGTAGAAGTTCGGGTCGTACCAAGGTTCCAGGTAGGAGGTGCCGAGAGCACACGTCCATTGGCAGGCTTTTCGGTACTTCCGATCCTGGAATGTGCTGGTCCACCAGTGCGCCTTGATTTTGTTGAGACGGTCCACGGAGCCTTGCATTTCCCGGTTTTTGCTGACGGCCTGCCCGGTGGGCTTCAGGTTGGCGACCGTGGCCACGAGGTTGCGAAAGTTCGATTTGATCCGATTGATGCTCAACGTGGAATAGCCCGCGAGCTTGCCGGGGGAATCGCCGCTCAGGATGTCGTAGGCGCGGGGTATCTCGTTCCAGGCGGCTTGCCCTTCCAGGAAAGACTTCCCCGCCTCCAGTAGCGCCTTCATGGAACCCAGAGTCGCGGTCTCCATGCCATCAGCCCCGGAGAGCACCTTGAGGTAGTCGGGAGCTTGGTAGTTGTCGATGGTGGGCATTGGACTCCCCTATTTCTGATTTGTGCCTTCAACGTTCCGGCTAATCCGTTCCAACGTGCGGCGCTGTAAAGACTGAAGCGCCTTCTCACAATGGTCAAGCGCCACTGCATTGTAATCCGAGGCGAATGGACCCGCTTGAAAGGAACGTAGTCGGTCGATGACAACTGCAAGCAGAACCTCCTGCGTTATCCCGTTGACTCCCGCCTCTTTGATTGGCCCGTTCTGAAACAGGATTGTAGAGTGAATGGCAGGCTGACCATGCCGCGCCTTCCACGGGTCAGATGGATTCGTTCCGCTGTTGAATCCTTCAATCTGGTACAGGTGGTTTGCACCGCCCGCTCCCGGTCCGTCAAGTACTTCGATCTTCAACTGCACGGCTTGGTCGCCGCTGACAATATGGTCCGTTAGTGTTCGCACTATACACTCCTTTCAATTCAGAAACCTTTGCATGATCCTGGCTTTCACACAACTGAGAATCCCAATATTTTCGCAGAAGTGAGAAGGCCCACTCTCTGACCAACACAAGTCACCGTCAGTATTGGTCCAGATCACCAAAACCTTCTTCGGTTCCGACTCCCCAAATTCCTCCATGCAACGCACCAGTGTCTCGGTCGGGCTGCGGAGTTCCGGGGTTTTCTCATCTGCCATTGAACCGTCGCTCATTTTCTCACCCTGTTCCCTTCGCGGTCCCTACCGGGGTCGCGGTTGCTGGCGTTCTGGCTCATTGCCTCAAATTCAAAATGTCCGCTGTACTTCGGCCTGAACTTCTGGTTGTTCTTGTCGATGCTGAACCGCGCGAAGTCCCGCATGTGCGGCTGCATGTGAGCCATGCGGTCGCGCAGTTGGGAACGGTTGTTCGACTGCACCGCCTCCATGCCCATCTCCTTGCCGATTTGCGCGCGCTCGAACTTCTCGCGTTCTTCCCGGTTGATAGCCCGCTCGACGCCGCGAATCTCGAAGGCGTTGCGGCACTCGACGCGGGTATACTCTTCCGGCTTGCGGGCATCGGGCTGCGCCGGAACCGCGAACGTCCCATCCGGTCGTTTCCATACCACGAGCGGCTGCTGGAGGTGGTGGCGCGAGACCGACGTGTAGATGCGCGGGGCAGGCGCGGCGCATTCGGGGCAGGGAACCGGCAGTTCGCACAAGGCCATCGGCGCAAACACTTCGAAAGTTCCGTGCTGCTCACACTGGAAGTCGTAGAGGGGCAAAGTCAATCCTCCTTGGGATAGATGAACATTTCCGAAAGATGAGTCCCGCCGTCGAGCGTACCAACGTTCTTTGAAAGCAGGTACTCCAAGGACGGATTCTGGGTGGCCACGTAGTCGGCAAATCCTTTTGCGGTGGACTCTATCCCAACACCGGCGTTGCGGAATTGTCCTCCGTACGTGGGAAATACGTCCCCACCCCATCCAGGGTTGATGCCAGCGTTGATATCGTCCAGAATCGATGGCTTGGGTTTTGGCGCGAATCGCGCAATCAGCGGGGCGAACAGTGTAGCAAAAAAGTTTCGGCGTCTCATAGTTCCAATCCATCTTCGTCTATTCCGCTTCCAGGGTGCAACGGGCCTTGGAAATACTCGCCCAACTTCGGCGTCCCAAGTTCCTGCATCTGCCGCACGGTCGGCTGAATCACCATCGGCTCGTCGCCAGCCATGTGCTCCCGGTACATTACCGGCCCTCCCTCGGCGCGGCGCTGCCGCAGGTATGACGTGCTGGCGACCTTCCCGGCGAATTCCAAAATGTGCAGCGACAGGTAGATGATTCCGACCGCCATAAATCGGTCGTCGTGTTGCCCCTGTTCAGCGCGGGCCTGCTGCACATTTTCATCCCGGTGTAGTGCCGACATCTCGCGCACAAACTCAGGCGAGTTGATTTCCATGTCGCCGTCACGCAGCGCCTTAATGAGGTAGTCCATCAACATCGGGCGCGACCAGCGGTTTGTCACGAACCCGATTCGGCTGGCATCCTTGTTCGAGATTTTCTTTCGGTCGTATCTGATCCATTGGTGAAAGTTATTCCAGCCGAGTTTGCGCAACTCAAGTTGCGTCACTTCGCCGTTCAGCCCAGTCTCAATCGCAATCTTCGGCTGGCGGTTGCCCCCGTTCTGGTAGAACATGCCGATGCAGTGAAGGATGGGGGCCAGATCGTTCGCGTTGATGTACTCGCTAGCAAACTCCGCCGCCTGCTGGTCGGAGTGCGTGAGCGTCCCTTTGCACAGCACTTCAATCACGCTGCGGTCCTGCCCGATGCCGTCCCCGGTGTCCACACCGAAACCGTACTCTTCGCCCTGTTCCGGCCAACGGAAGATGAGCAGTTTTGCGACCCAGT